AGACGTGTGCTCTTCCGATCTGATGTCATCCACACCAAGTGTCAGTGTGCCAGAATTGAATTCCTTGATGATCTGTGCAATTCCATCATCCGCATACAGCACTGCTTCTGCAAGTTCTACAGACAACTCCACAGAAATCGCTTTTGCAAGCTGCACCGGAGTACCATAGGTTTCCTCCTCGTTTTCATCCTCTGTAATAGGCGCATAAAATAATTTATCAAGACCGATGGTTGCCATTGGCAAATCCTCCTTCCTATTCGCTTATTCCCATTACTTCAAAAATGTAATGGTGGTATTTTGTTTCTTTTTCAAACTCCATATATTTTCTGGATGTAATCGTAATGTCTGCATCCAGGAGCCTTGTAGTAATCTCATCCCTCATCTTCAGATAATTTCCTTTACAGTAAAGTGCCAGTTCAACTTCCTCTGTCTCCACGATTGGTCGGTCATCTGCACATACAGGGAAATCATCCGTTCCGGGTATGATTACCAAAAAAGTATCCGGTTGTTGAGGTTTTCCTTCCTCATCATTAACCGGATACTCCGAAACTGTCACTTTCAGTTTCATAGGTTCTAATGCCTTTATGATTCGGCTGTTCAGACTCATAATTTCTCCACCTCCGAATCCAATGCTTCCTGCATCTTTTTGATGCATTCCTTCTTCGCCTTTCTGCCGGCCGGCTTCGCCCACGGCTTGGCTGGCTGATTAGAACGACCATGTTCCAAAACAGCAGCTTTCAGTGGGTTGGGTACTCCTTTTCTGTCATAACCGATACAGCCCACCTTTATGTTCCAATTCCCATCTGCAGACTGGTAAGGTTTCGTAACAGACAGAGACTCAAGCAAATCACCTGTTGATTCCGATGGTTCTTTTGTCGCCTGACCAATAACGGAAGAAAGACTCTGTTTCGCAGCATCGTACAATGGCTTTACCCCTTCTTCCAATACCGCACTTGTGACTGCATCATAATAGCTGCCCAGTGCTTCCATCTTTCGTATGGTTTCTTCCGGCAGTTTGAATGTCATCTTTGCCATCGCGCCACCTCCCTCGCCATAATGGTAAGCATTCCGCTCCGCTTATCTCCAAGCACGGACTCAATTTCAAAAATTCTGTCCCCGTGTTTTATTCTCATGGTAGATTTAATTCCTGAACGAAATCGGATGTATATTTTATTTGTGATTTCTGCAGTCTCTCTGTTGGAAGCCATATACTCTTTACCGGAAACGGGAGCGATGTCTGCCCATACCGTATGGACTGTCATCCACTCCCTTGTTTCAAACCCGTCTGCATCCTGTGTACTTTTATAATCCTGTATTTCTATGCGGTATCTCATCCTTCCGACCTGCATCAGAATTCCTCCTTCCGCACACTGTACAGCAGAAATTTAAGCATCCTAGTCAACTCATCAAAGTCTGCCTTTTCCCTGTTTTCATATAAATAGGTCACAGCATAACGAATTCCAACTTTCACAATCTCCGGCACTTCTTCCATTTCATCAAAATCTGTTCTTACAATATCCTGGCACAGACTTTCTGCTGTCTCCAAAAGCGTCTGAATGAGGGCATCCTCTTCCGTGCCATCCAAACGCAGATATAATTTCGCTTCATCCACGGTCACAAGCATACCCTCATCCCCCTATCTTACGCAGACTTCATACTAAGCAGTTTCACAGCTTCAGGAAGAATCAGCTTTCCATCCACTCTCTGGCTTGCAAGGAAACCGACCTGTCCTGTGGTTGCATAAAGTTCATTCAGACGTTTGAAGCTTCTGCCCTCACGGTCTGCAATCCAGTAATAAGAAAAATCACCGAATGCAAGAGGTGTGGCTCCTGCTGCCACTTCCGGTGCAAATGTGGAAGTGTAATAAGGACGGTTCAAAATCATATCCGGTACACCTACAGACACAGAAGGCTGCCAGATATAATTACCGTTGGAATCCTTTAACTTACGTAGTGCCTTAACTGTGGAATCATTCAAAATCCATTTAGCCTTCTTACGGTAAGGAGCCTTTAATGAATAGAACAGATCCATGACATCATCAAATGTGATGTTGGCAGTCGTAGTTGTTACACCAACTTCTCCACCTCCGGTGGCATTGAAAATACCGACAGGTTTTCCGGCACCGTCACCAACAAAGAATGCTTCCTCTTCCTTTGTGGAGATACGTCTTGCAAACTCTTTCACGATATATGCCTGAACGTCAAATATACTATCATTTAAAAGTTCATCCGATACTTTAATCATGGTAGCAAGTTTATATGCTCCGATAGATGTCTGACCAAAGCTGTCATCAGATTCAGGGAACTGTCCGTTCTCGTCAATCCATGCTGCTTCGCCCTTACCCGTAACAATCGGAATCTTGCGGTCACCGCTGGAAGTTCTGATTACGGTTGCAAGGGAACGGAAGAAACTCTCCTCTTCCAGTCCTTCCACCAATTTTCTTTCAAACTCATCCGGCACCAGATAACCGCCCTCGGCATCTTCCCCGATGGAAAGTGCATTATTGACATCGTAATAGTTCTTCTTACGCATCGCATTCCAGAATGCAGTCTGGTATTCAGCAGATGCACGTCCGCTCCCCTTATCCCCCGGCTTCATGCCCGGCTTATCCTTGATTGGTTCGGAAGTAGCCTTTGCCAGTTCCGCATCAATGGCAGCCTGTCTCTGCAATCTCTCGATTTCTTTACCGAGTGCCACCACATCCGCTTCCATTCTTTCGTAAGTCGCATTGTCCTCTGCAGAAATCAGACCATCACTGCCCCTTCTGGAATCCAAAAATGCCTTGGCAGTTTCCCATGCTTTCTTTCTCTTTTCCATTAATTCCAATACTGTACTCATATTCATTGCCCTCCTTATGGCTTTAACAGACTGAGCCGCTTTTCAAGCTCGCTAATGTTTACCTTTTTCTCCGGCTTTCCGGGAATCAGCTTATTAAAAAAGGAATTGGTAACAGCCGACCTTGAAAACAGGATGGCTTCCAATTCCTCTTCCTTTTCTTCTTCCTTTTCTTCCGAATTTTCCTCTTTTCCCTTATCAAAGAGAACTTCATCCGCAAACCCAAGTTCCACAGCTTTCTTTGCATTGAACCAGGACTCTGCATCCATCAGATGTGAGATTTTCGTGCGGTTCAATCCGGTTTTGATTTCATAGGCATTCATAATGGATTCCTTGACTTCATCAAGCATCTCAATTGCCTTTTTCATCTCTGCTGTATCTCCAATGGCTATCGTAGCCGGGTTGTGGATCATCATCATTGCCACCGGACTCATCAGCACCTTTGTTCCTGCCATTGCAATCACGGAGGCTGCCGAAGCAGCAAGACCGTCAATCTTCACAGTCACATGACCTTTATAGTCCATCAGCATGTTGTAGATTTGGGCAGCTGCAAACACATCACCGCCCGGACTGTTTATCCATACGGTAATATCCCCTTCGCCGGATAACAGTTCGTCTTTAAATAACTTAGGGGTAACCTCATCCCCGTACCATGTTTCATCTGAGATTTCTCCATTTAAAAAGAGGGTTCTTTCCCCCTCATTTCTGACCCAGTTCCAAAACTTTCGTTTCATCGTAGACCTCCTCTGTTTCTATTGTCTGGTGGTTGCTGCGGTTCGGTTTCCTCTGACGTGCTTTTCGTTCCCTCTTTGGCAAATGCTCCTGCATCCTTCAGCTTCGTCATCGCACCGTTCACAAGATACAGATTGCCACCTTCCTCTTCCGGTAATGGATTCATATCTTCCATTTCACGGATATCGTTGGTCGACAGCCAACCATTCTGTCTGCCGATGGCGTAACCATTCATTCGGCTCTGATAATCTCCACGGAGCAGACCGTCCACATTCAACTTTATAAAAAACTCTTTTTTCTCTTCCGGCAGAAAAAGGGATTTTTTAAGTGCCTGTTCCCATCGGATTACCCACGGGTCAAGTGTGTATTTCACAAATTCCAAGGACTGCTGCTCAATATTAGAAAAACTGCTCTTTTCCAAATCACCGACCATATGTGGCGGTATCCGAAACAGCCTTGCAATTTCGTTAATCTGAAACTTTCTTGTTTCCAGGAACTGCGCCTCCTCCGGTGGGATACCTATCTGCTGGTATTTCATCCCTTCCTCAAGTACGGCAATCTTGTGGGCATTGGTCGTTCCACGATACACTGCATTCCAAGAATCCCTTACCTTTGCCGGGTCTTTCAACACACCCGGATGCTCCAACACACCACCGGGATTTGCACCATTAGCAAAAAAACTGGCACCATATTCCTCACATGCCATCGTCATACCGACAGCATTCCTTGCCATTGCAATAGGTGAGTAACCGATAAGACCATCAAATCCAAGTCCGGGAATATGAAGCACATCCTCCTGCCTTAAGATGATATCTCCCATCTTTTTCATGTTGGGATTCTCATCTGTATAACGGGAATACACATAATACAGCACTCCATTACTGTCCCTCTCCACACTCATCTTGTTTGGAAGTAGCGGATACAGAGAAAGCACCTCGCCTTTCCCATTTCGTATGATCTGTGCATATGCATTTCCCCAAATTAAAAGATGACTCATCAGCGTTTCTCTGAACACAAATGAAATCATCTCCGGGTTTGGCTCATCATGGAGCAGCGTATAAAGCGGATGGTCACAAACCATTTCCTTCCCACCGTCTTTGTATCGATATACATGAATTGGAAGCGATGCGATTGCTTCTGACAAAATCCTCACACATGCATAAACTGCAGTAGTCTGCATGGCTGTCATTTCATTGACGCTCTTTCCGCTGGTGCTTCGTCCGAAATTGAATGTATACTCACCATTGCTGTAATTCCGTACAGGCTTATCCCTCGCCTGACCGAAACCAAACAAACTTTTTATTCCCATCTGCTATCCCTCCAATGCCTGATTGATTGCTTCCCTTATGAGAAAGAAGCCTAATATGCTGACCAAAATCATGTCATCCTCCTAAAACACCAGAATTCCTCTGGCATCGTACACACTGCCATCACTTCCCTGATTACGGATTGCACGGTCAAGTGCCATGACGGTTGCGACTGCAGCATCAATTTTCTCTGTAGATTTTTCTTTATCCATTTTGATATTTCCGGCAGGGTCTTGTCTGACATACACGTTATCCATCATCCAACGGAGAACCTTATGCCCACCGTGGGCAATTCGCTCCTCAAGTGTCAGCTTCATAAGTTCCTTCGTTGGCGGACTCATATCCTTATACCCCTGCCCGAAAGGAACAACAGTAAATCCCATACCTTCCAAATCCTGCACCATCTGCGTTGCACCCCAACGGTCAAATGCAATTTCTTTTATGTGGTACTTCGTACCAAGTTCCTCTATAAATTTCTCTATAAAACCATAATGAATGACATTTCCTTCCGTGGTTTCCAGACTCCCTTCTGCTGCCCACACATCATAAGGAACATGGTCCCTTCTGACACGGAGTCTCATGTTATCTTCCGGTATCCAGCAGTATGGTAAAATGATGTATTTTTCTTCATCATTTCTTGGTGGAAACACAAGTACAAATGCCGTGATATCCGATGTACTCGAAAGGTCTAAACCGCCATAGCAGGTTCTTCCGATAAGTTCCTCCTCATTTACGGGGAATGCACACGAATCCCATTTATCCATCTGCATCCAACGGGTAGACTGTTTTACCCATTGGTTTAATCGAAGCTGCCGGAAGATATTCTCTTCTGCAG